TGGTACATACTCGTATAAGTATACGGCGACAACTTCTGCAAGCAACCCAAGCTATGTAAAGCAAAGCCTCGCAAACCCTACACTCTACCGAGGTAGGACAGTTACTGTTGGTATATGGATGTATGTTACTACTATAGGTAGCGACCACAATCCTACTGTATCCATCTACGATGGGCAAGGCACTACACATGCTACGGCTATAAATTCAGTGTCTGGTTATGGTACTGGAGGCTGGCACTTTACCTCGGTTGAACGTGAGATAGATGCCAGTGCTAGTGAGGTAACGATATATGTTGGTGACTCTACGAATGCCAATGGTACTACGAGTCTAGTATATTATTTTGATACTATTACTATAGAAGTTGATGGTTCTGGTGACGAGATTTGCGTGGGCATGGTAACTATGGATGATGTAATATACCATGCTCAGGGGCAGATGGTATCTAAGTGGGATGAGAACAGGGACTGTTGGGATGCCGTGTATATACATGCTAGTACAGATGCTACAGACATAGTACATTTTGATAACAATATTTATGTGGCGTTTGGGTATAGTCAGGATTATATCTACGGCTCTACAACGTCATGGACAGTGAGTACGTTGAGTGGGGCGATAGCGCATGCTAAGTATTTTGCTGTGGCTCGGAACAATGCAGGCAACCTAGCATTGTGGAAGACCGAGACAGTAAATACTATTAAGTCTGCTACATCCGCTATTAATGGTGGTAGCTGGTCGTCTGCCTATACGATAGGTTCAGAGGATAGGCCCATTACAGGACTGTTCTCAGCGTTCGATACGATACTGGTTGGTAAACAGGATGGGCTATGGCAGTATAACAGGCAGTATGCAGGTACATCCACGGCTGAGAATGCGTTCGCACCAACCTCTACTGAGTGGGATAAGGGCGTACACGCAAAAAACTTTGCTATTGGTGAAGAATGGCACGGTTACTTCTATACTACAGCATCATCTCAGTCCATCATACGATGGGCTCCGGGCCAAATCCAAGACATCACTAGCCTATTCGTAGCCCCCAGAATACCGGGCTATGGTGGAGAGATTAGGGCACTAGCGCCTAGCCCACACGAGATGTGGATTGCGGCTGACATACCTGAGACTGCTGAAGCTGGTGTGTTTGGAGATTTTCCGATTGGTATTGGTGGTGCATCCAGCAAGAATATTAAAATCATATCTTTGAGGCAAGACTCTGGTGGACAATTTAATGTACACACCATTGACGAGGCCAAGTTCGGCGAGATAGATGAGTTGATGGTGTATAATGATACTGCATCTGATACTAGGTATCTTGTTGCGGCTGGTAGGGTGACTGGTGGGGGTACTGAGAGAGACCACGCAAGGATGTATAGGTGGACACTACCTACTAGGTCTGCCGCTCCATACATCGACGCAAGTTCTACAGTGGCATCATCTGGTACGTTTGATACTTCTATCTGGCATGGTGGTGTGCCGGGTACTAGTAAGGCGTTTCTAAAGGCGATATTCTGGGTGGAGAATATAGGTGGTGATGGTAGTGAAACTTTGAAGGTACAGTATGGTCTGGATGGTGAGGATAGTGAGACCTATACATTAGGCACACTATCGTCTACAAATAGAATACAGACATTATATTTTAACGATGCGACTGTCACTACTGGTGGGGCAGATATTAATCCACTCACTCAGGCAACCGGGCGTTCAATACAGTTGAGACTTACTCTCACAACCTCAGCGCCAACAAACAAAGACCGACCAAAACTATTCGCCTTTGAACTACACAGTACTTTGAGGCCGCCCAAGCTAAAGACTTGGGAATTGTTTGTGAGGGTCGGCGAGGACATGATGCAAGAGACTGGGTATTATGACCCGGTATCAAAGACCAAGCAACTGACAGACCTCGACACACTTGAAGACCAAGTATATCCTATATACTTCAAGCATACCTATGATGGTCATGCCGGGTTTGATGAGGAGAGTAGTACGTCAGCGCAGGTTGTTGACAGGGAGAGAGTGTCTATTGGAGATGAGTATGAAGTGCATAGATTAGTATTACAGGAGACAGATACCAGTGCCTAAAGTTGGGAAGAAACACTACCCATATACCCCAAAAGGAAAAGCGGCGGCTAAGAAAGCCGCACAGAGAATGAAGAAAAAGAAAGCTAGGTAATAGCCTCTTCTAACTTAGCAGGGTTATACCCCACTACAGTAATGTCATCAAAGAATGTCACCGGAGTACTTCTATAGCCCATACTAGTGAGCGCCTCAAGACGCTCACTATCTGTAGATATATTATACTCAACAAATTCTAGTTCTTCTTTTGAAAGCCACGCCTTCACCATATGGCACGGCCCTCAACCACTAGATGTATATACTTCTATCACTATCCCTCACTTGGAAATTGTACGTCGTGCATGGTGTCTAGCATAGCTATTACAGCCTCGTCAACATTCTCGTACAGTTCATCGCCTTCTGTTTCAGTTATTACTTGACCCTCGGCGAGAGTCGTCTTGAAATTATCGTTCTCCCCATTCACTACAGATATAACTAGCTGGGCAACACCGGGATGCTGGTGAAACATTCCACACGGCGTCCCGGCTATACCTCCTCGTACCTTTGCTAGATATACACCGCAGTTAGGGCAGTGATTATCCTTTAGAATTTTCATAGGCAGTCTTAGTAAAATACTTCCTCGGAATAAAGTACTGTACTCCGTAGCCCCAATCGGCCTCAAAGTCAGCCCAAGTATCTATCTCTTCTAAGTCTATAGTATACAGTATATTCTCCTGTTTGTCCAGTACCTCTAGGTTACGCACACCTCGTACGGCTAAACTATCCCATACACTGGCATCCATTCCCCAAGCATCCCATTTCCTAAACAAGTGCCTGCTCTTCTTAACATACTTTCGTAGGGTGTCACCATTAACTGTGCCCCATGTTTGTCCGTCAACTGTTATTTTTTCTTCTTGTGATATTGTCATTCTCTCTCCTCAATATTAATAAATGTTTCCAATGTTCGTCTGCCTCAGCCCACAACCCACCATCCCAGTACTCCCGGAATACTGCTCGGTGTTTGGCAATGGCATCTCTTAAAATTTGTAAGGCGTCATCGCTGACCATACTTTACCAACCTCCGGTTCAATAGGGAATGAGATTGGCATAACATCGTCTAACATTGTCTGTGTCAATTGTATTACGGTGTCTAGCTGGTCTTCCCTAACTTCTAATATAACTTCGTCGTGCACTTGTAATAGTAGGTGTGCATCTAAACCTAACTCATGTATGTCATCCCAGAGCTTGCGCATGCCAATCTTTATACAGCTTGCGGCTGGCCCTTGGATGTGGAAGTTGATGGCCTCTCGTACTGCGGCCTCTCGCTGGTGTTGAGCGGCTGAGTATATGCCCGGGAACCACCGTATCCTACCAAAGTAATCACGAGCATAGCCTTTCTCTTTTATCTCAAAGTACACGTTATTTTTAAAATGTGTGAGACCTTCGTAGCGAGTGGAGATTTTCTGGTATCCACTCAGGCTCTGCTCCATTGACAGGCGAGGGTCAATTTCTTTTAACTTACCAGCACCTGCACCATACACTAGGGCAAGGAAGAATGTCTTGGCGGTGTGCCACTCCTGTTCATCCACACCTTTAATAATCTCCCTGCCGTATATGTCTTCGCCTATCAGTGCGTAGGGTGTCAGACCTCTGTCAAAGTCAGCCATCAACGTGGGCTCAGGCGCTACCAGACTTGCAATCCGTGGCTCCTGTTGCCCAACGTCGGCGGCTACTAGAACATATCCCGGTCTAGCCACCAGACACCCTCGCACCATTCTCCCATACTCCTCATATTCCGCCCCCTTCCCTCTGCCGTGGTGCGGTATTTGTTGCAGGTTCGGCGTCGAACAGGATAAGCGGCCTGTGGCTGGAGCAGACCCAGACGTATCAGAAGATTCTTCATAGTAACCCCCTTGGTTAAAATTAGGGTGTAGCGCACCGTCCCACCCACTTAGTTCTTTAAATTTCTTAGGAAACGCACCCAGTTTTCGGAACATCTTGAAGTCCAGTATGGCGTCTATCGTGTCTTTGTGCCAGCCTTCCAGACTCCTGAGTGTGTTCTCGTCAGTGCATAGCAACCCCTTACCATCAGTGCGTTTGGTAATGGGTGCATGATTCTCCTCAAGCCAGCGAGCAAGCTGGTCACCACTCCCGATATTTACCTCAACAGGTATCTCGGAGTGTGCCCTACACTCAGCGTCGTCTTGCTTTTCTTTGAAATATTCTATAGCCTTGTCCACTGCCTCCGGGCTGACTAGCACTCCCCTTCTCTCCATGTCCGACAACACAGGTACGAGCGGCATCTCTATATTATTATACACATCCTCCAGTACGTACTCCCTTAGTCTTGTGACTAACGCATCCCACAACTGAAGTGTGTTATCTGCATCTGCCGCCGCATACGGTAATATCTCTTCCGCTGTCAACTCACTCATATCCTTACCGCCAGTCACCTCGGAATAGGTGATAGGCTTAATGCCCAGTTCTTGCACGGCAAGGTCTTTAAGATGTGTTGACGGCAAGCCGAGAAGGTATGCCGCAATCTTTGTGTCTTGGAAATTGGCAAGGGTGATGTCGTTGTTCTTCAGATGAGTATATTCAAATTTAGAATTATGACATATCACTTCTTGGTTGGGGTCTTCCAGTATAGCCTTCATCTTGTATGGCTTCTCTGGTATGTACGAGCCACTGCCCGGTATGTCCGACCAACTATACCCCACGATTTCTGCCTCTTGTACAGCAAACCGCCCCCCTCTAGTGGGACTCGTAGTCTCAAGGTCGAAGCCTAAAGGCCCGACATGAGAGATGTTGCCATATAGAGAATAACTAGTGCGTGGAGTAACTTGTTTATTGTGGAGTTTCGTCCTCAGTGCGGCCCAATCCTCCAGTTGTACAGGCCATAAGTTTGGGTTGTGCAAGGCGGCGGCTGGGTGGTACATCGGAACCAGTAGAAACCCCTCACTCTCTTGCGGCACACCATGCTCACGAGTAAGGGACAGGTCTGGCTTGAAGTATTTTCCAGCTACCGAGCCAAGCGTCACCACAATCATTGGCCTGACTTGATTCAATTCGTCCTCCAACCAATGCGCACAAGCGTTTATCTCACGCTTATACGGATTACGGTTGCGAGGGGGACGGTGTTTTATTAAATTAGTTATGTAGATATCGTCTCGGCATAAGTCTGCTTGTTCTAGTAGTATCTCTAACTTAGCACCACTTGCGCCCACAAAGGGCTCACCGAATTCATCTTCTAGAGCGCCGGGAGCTTCACCTATCAGCATTATATGCGCAGGCTTTGGCCCGACACCCTCAACTAAATTAGCACTCTCGTATAGTGGGCACTCTTTACAGTTGCTTAAACCAACGAGGGGTATCAGTGTGCTCAAATTTTTCTCCTTCAACAGTTTCTATTATCATGTTGTCAATGGATGCAGAAGGCCAAACAAAACTGGTGTGCCTGTCATTGTCTTCCGCATTGTGCTGTACTATGCTGAGAAATCCGGGGAGACCTATCGGGTCTAGAAGTTCAACATCCTCCAGCTTGATAAGTTCCCCATCTCCCTTCAGCTTTAAGACGACAATCAAACAGCCACGGCGTCAGCCGCACCAATGGCGTCGTCAAAAGCACCTGCGTACAGGTTAACAAAGTCTCCAGTCTTAGAATACTTTATTGTCCCTGTGATTAGTTGACCGACCAGCATTGAGCCGATGGCCTCCATAATTTCAGTAACGTCATTAGGGTCGTCAGTACTTTCCAAGGCAGTGATTGCCTCGTTAAGACTTTCGCCTACTTCTTGGTCACTGGTCGGGCTATCTTCTAGAGACTTGAGATAGGAATGTAACCTATTCTTTGTCATGTTTCGGATAGTCCTTGTGCGTTCCTCGACAGACTTAGGAGACTCTGATGTCTCGTTAGCAAACCAACCTAAGAACTCTGTGTGGAACCGTCCAACCGAGCCGTTTCTTTTAGCGGCTATTGTTTTGTGCCCAAGCCTAAGCCTTGGCAGTCCATTACTATCGAATACTTCTCCATCAGTAACCTCTAGTATGTATGTGTCTTCCGGTATCCGTGTGGCCTTTTGAGCCTCTTCCTCTCTTGCCTGATATTCTATCATGTTTTCAGAATTAAACGGCATAATCTTCTCCTCTTATTCTACTTCGATATATTTATTTCCGACTATAGTATTAATAACCTCCTCTACATCTGTCCACATAGCATTGTCCATCGTCGGCGGTTGGTCAAGCCATAGGTGGGAAAATATATTTTTAGTCCAGTAGTCTCCCCCTCCGAGCCAGTGAGATACATGGGTAGGGGTTTTAATTGCCTTACCGCCTACCATCCTTGTCTTCACATCTTGCTCCAGATACACTACCATGTTGAAGTAATGTCCCATGTTGTGGCGAGCCCACCCTTCCATTGACGGATAGTATTTAAACTCGTCCATCCATTCGGGGTCACCCTTCACGGTGCTACCTCTTCCTGTAGTATTTCCTCTTCTAAGTTCAGCTACTCGTGCCGTACCAATTACATTGGCGTTGAGAGACTTGGGATGTATCAGTTGCATAAAATTAATGAATGCTCTCTGCCACTCCCTGTACACCTCAAACTGGTCACGAGGGTCGTTGGACTCTCGATACGCATAGGTAAAGTCATAGCACAGTTCGGTAAAGCCGTCTATAACTATGTCAGTTACCCCTGCCTCTTGTCCCTTTGGGCTGTTCAGAGCCTTGAGGTAAGCCTCAAAGTCCTTTGCAAACTTAATCGGGTCATTCTGTGGTAGTGGGAAGCGTACAATATTCTCTTCGGGTATGCCTAGAGCATCGTTCTCCTCTCTACCAATCAACAGTAGCCTGCCGTTCTTGCCGGGCACAGGCTCTCCCTTCATGTAGTTCCAGAATGAGGACACCCCCAAGGATGTCTTACCTACTCCGGGCCCACCATATAACAACGTACTAATGTGCAATATATTCCTCCTCATAGTACTTCTCTTCTATTATTCCATCAACGTCAGCACCAGTTAACCATCCTCGACAGAGTTGCTGGTAGTCACACCAGTTACATAGCGGTGTGAAGTGGTGAGTTGGTGCTTCAGTCTCACGGACACTGTTCGCTAATCTTATCATATCTCGCCCGGCGTTGTCAATAGCATTTTGTGAAATTAAAATCTCATTTCCCTCTATCGGGTCATCTTGAGTACTCCACAATATATGCTGGCGGTAGAATGGTTGTCCCTCCAGCCAGTCATACGTCTGCTGTAGTAGCCACGCATATCTAACAGGCTGTATGCCCCACTCCTCGTAGTTGAGCAGTTTCTTCTTGACACCTGCACCCTTCTCGCTACAGGTCTTGAACTCGTATATTACTACGCCGTAGTCGGTCACCGTCCATAGGTCTGGCTTGCCCACGTACGTGATGCCGTCAATGTCGAGCTCTAATTTATCCTCGGCAACAGGAAT